TGCCAAGCAAATGAAAGGCGCTGGCAGTGCATGGTCATCAGACGATTGGAAAAGGCTTTTAATTGACCAATGGGCGCATGAGACAGGGCGTAAGGTGGGCAAGGTCGCCCCAAGCCTAGACGGGGAACGGGTTGTTCAATTAGGACTGCAAAGCCACAAGTTCACCAAAGAAGAAGGCTCAGAGTTCATTGAATGGCTCTTGGCATGGATGGCAGAAAAAGGAATAGAAACATGATGTGTCCCCGCTGTGGGTCTGAAACCCTCAAAGTCTTAGATACCCGATCTAACCCTGAATTTGTCAGCCGTAAACGCCAATGCGAGAACAACCATAAGTTTTACACCAAAGAATATGCAATATCCGAAACACAAGTATGTCAGAAGCCAGAAACTCCTAAAACTAGTGGCGAGTCTCTCCTGTCAAAGCTGTGGCATGGACAATGGCGTTCAGGCGGCTCACAGTAATTGGGGCGGTGGCAAGGGTCGGGGCATCAAGGCTGATGACAATTTGGTCGCTGCTTTGTGCTTGGCTTGCCACTATGAAATCGATCAGGGCAAAGACCTAACTAAGGAAGAACGCCAAAGAAAGTGGGCAGAGGCTCACATTGGCACAGTTTTATTGCTTTGCAAACAAGGGAGATGGCCTGTTGAAGTTCCACTGCCTTTTGTGGCAGAATTTGAATAGGCTATGCAGTTGCCTTTTTGGGGGTTGATTCCCCCGCTTTTTTTGGTATAGTGCAAATATGGAAAAAAATGCCGAAGTTGCCGAGTTCGTAGCTACTCTGTTTCACAGTGGCACGATTACCCATTTTCAGCATTTGCAGACAAGGGAATTCTCAACACACAAGGCGTTGGGCAAGTTCTATCCCAAGATTGTTGATCTAACAGACACATTGGCTGAGAGCTATCAAGGTCGCTACAACACCCGCATGAAAAAGTTTCCTGATGAGTTGCACCAACCACAGGAAACTCCGACCGAATACCTGACACAACTCAAAGCATTTGTTCAAGAAGCCCGTCAAGAAATCCCCCAAGATACAGAACTGCAAAACATCGTTGATGAAATTGCCGATCTGATCAATTCAACCTTGTATTTACTTACCCTTAAATAAGGAATCACCATGAAAAAATTGACCAAAGACATGATGGGCTACGGCAATGATGTAAAAATGCCTGGCAATCCAGTCCCTGACATGAAGTCAAATGGCAGCGTCAAGAACAACATTCCCAATGCCATGACCAACAAGGGCAAAGAGGAAAAGTTTGAGGGCGGCAAGCGTGAAGGCTCTTGCTATACTCACGACCGCAAGTCTTATCAGTAAAGCGAAACGCCCCGCAGACGGAGAATCTGGGGGCGCTTCTAACCAAGCAATAAAAGAGGTATTGAATGGCTGAATCACATTCTAATTGTGGAAACTGCCGATTCTTCAAGAATCAGCAAATCATGGGCATCTGCCGCCAAAGCCCCCAACAGCAGAACAAGCACCAAAGCGATTGGTGCGGTCAGCACGAACCCATGCAAGTTGAGGTCGTGAAACTTCCCGTGTATGACATCATGACTGATGAGATGAAAGAGGTCTCAGTGCCTGTCAAAAAGAAGCCTGGGAGACCCAAGAAATGCTGACCCCATTGCGTGATCGTGTTGTTGTAAAACCACAGGTGCGAAATCTCTCCGACATTATTTTTGTCAACAACAAAGAACCTTTTAACGAGGGAACTATTGTCGCCATCGGCCCAAAGGTTTACGATGTAAAAGTGGGAGACTTTATCAAGTACGGGAACGGGGATTACCTTAATTGGCCCACCCAAAAGATTGATGGTCAAGATTACCAAATCATTCAAGAAGCCGACATTTGTGCGGTTGTGGAGGAATAAATGGCTACTTCAAAAGGGCTTTATGCCAACATTCATGCCAAGCAAGAGCGCATCAAGACTGAGAAAGCCACAGGGAAGCCTGTAGAGCGCATGAGAGCAGTAGGCGCAAAGGGCGCACCCACAGCCGAGGCTTTCAAACAATCTGCCAAGACTGCAAAGAAAAAATAATCATGGCAAAGCACGATAAGCCCATTCCCCACAAGACCACAGGCAAGGGAAAAACATACAACCCGACTGAAAAAGGTGCGGGAATGACCGCTAAAGGTCGTGCTGAATACAATGCCAAGAACGGCAGTAATTTAAAACCACCCGCCCCAAATCCTAAGACAAAAGCCGATGCTGGCAGAAAAGCATCATTTTGCGCTAGGATGGAGGGGGTAGTAAAAAACGCCAAAGGCCCTGCTGAACGAGCCAAGGCATCCCTCAAAAACTGGAACTGTTAAAGGAACATTATGTCTAATTCAATCGCCACTGGTGTAGCTTATCAAGACCCCGAATTCTCAACTGTTTACGCAACCGCAGAGATTGGCTATTCAGCCGCTGCTCAAGGCGCTGTGACCCAACTAACTGACAAGTCAACAGCCGTGACTTTAAACAAGTCCGCTGGTCGCATCACAATGAACAACGCTTCATTGGCTACAGCCACCAACGCCACATTCACCCTGAACAACAACTTGATCAGCGCAAACGACTGCGTGATTTTGACCATTTCAGGCGGTCAGACAACACCAGGCTCATACAATGTGTTTGCCAATTCCTTGAGCGCTGGCTCTGTCAGCATCACCTTGCGTAACATCTCAGGCGGCACATTGTCAGAAGCCGTGATCATTAACTTTGCCATCATTCATAGTCAGTCATGAATTTTGAAGTAGTTAGTAAGCGTTTGGAAGAACTCCAAGCGCAAGCAAAACAACAAGAGGCGGTCTTGATGCAGCTTTCAGGGGCTATTCAAGACTGCCATTACTGGTTGGGTGAGTTAAGCAAGGAGAAGGCAAATGCCGCTGATAGCATCAATGACCCCCAAGGCGCTTAAAGCCAATATCAAAAAAGAGATAGAAGCTGGCAAGCCCATCAAACAGGCTGTCGCCATCGGATACGCAGTAAAGCGTGAAGCTGAGAAAAAGGCACATAAAAAACCAACGCCTAAGACTAAAAAGTAATTTAGGCTCAAAGACTTAGGATTTATTTTAAATGGCTGAAAGAGGCGCACCAGTTGGCAACCAGAACGCTGCTAAGAGCAGACTGTTCTATGACAAACTGCGCCTTGTCTTGGTGCAAGAGCCGCATCGCCTCAGAAGCATTGCCGAGCAATTAGTGAAGCAAGCCGAAGAAGGCGAACCTTGGGCTATTCGGGAAATTATCGACCGAGTGGATGGCAAAGCGGTTCAGGCTACAACGATTGAGAACGCAGATGGAACACCCCTCTTGGGTGGGATTCAAGTCACATTCATTAAGCCCGAATGAGCGATGTAACCGATGCCATTGCCAAGGCAGAGTTTCCCGTCAAGTTGGAAGGTCTGTTCAAAAAGAGCCGTTACAAGGTTCTTTATGGCGGAAGGGGTGGGGCTAAGAGTTGGGGAATTGCAAGGGCGTTACTGATCAAAGGCGCAAAAGACCCAATCCGCATCCTCTGCGCCCGTGAGTTTCAGACATCCATCAAGGATTCGGTTCATAAGTTACTGTGCGACCAGATCGAGAGCCTTGGCCTCTTGTCGTTCTACGAGATCACCCAAACAAGCATCAGGGGCAGAAACGGCACAGAGTTTAGCTTTGTTGGCCTGAAGAACAATGTTTCAAATATCAAGTCTTATGAAGGTGTTGACATTTGTTGGGTTGAGGAAGCGCAGACCACCAGCCGCCTATCGTGGAACATCTTAATTCCGACCATCCGAAAGGAAGGGTCTGAGATATGGATCAGCTTCAATCCTGAGTTGGAGACAGACGAGACTTACCAAAGGTTTGTGGCAAATCCACCCGCAGACAGTATCACCATGAAGGTGAATTGGTACGACAACCCTTGGTTTCCTGACACCCTTAAACTTGAAAAAGATGCTCTCAAACAAAGGGATGAGGAAGCCTACAACCAAGTTTGGGAAGGTCTATGCCGACAAACTGTGGATGGGGCTATCTTTGCCAAAGAGATGCAACAAGCCGAGAAGGATGGGCGAATCTGCCGTGTTCCTTATGACGCTACAAAGCCAGTCCATGCGGTCTTTGACTTGGGATGGTCAGACAGCACAGCCATTTGGTTCTTGCAGTTTGTGGGCATGGAAACCAGGCTAATCCGCTACATTGAGGACAGCCAAAAGACCATTTCGTATTACCTGGCAACGATGCAAACTTATGGTTATGTGTACGACACCATCTGGCTTCCCCATGACGCAGAGAACAAGACCTTGGCGGCAGCGGGTCGGTCAATTGATGACATTGTGAGAGCCGCAGGGTACAAGACTCAGATCATGCCAAGAGTGCCGATCCTAGACTCAATCAATGCGGCAAGGACAATCTTTCCGAATTGCTACTTTGACAGGGAACACACGGCAGATGGTTTGGCTTGTCTCAGGCACTATCGATATGAGGTTGACCCCGATACAGGGCAGTTCAGCCGCAATCCCTTGCATGATCACTACTCACACGGGGCTGACGCTTTCCGATATATTGCACTTATGATTAAAGAGCCGCCTAAACGCAAAAAGTCAGCGCAGATTGCAATGGCAAGCGGATGGATGGGATAATGGCGCACGAAATAAAGGGCTGAATATGGCTTACCAAGACGAAACAGGGAATAAAGACAAGATCAACGAGGCGATCAAGTTTTGGCGCTTGGTCAACGATTCTGACTCTACCAATCGGGCAGAAGCCTTAAACGACATTAAGTTTGCCGCTGGCGACCAATGGCCTGTTGAGATTCAGAACTCACGCAACCTTGAATCCCGCCCATGCCTGACTATCAACAAGATTGATGCTTACATCCGTCAGGTCACAAACCAACAGCGTCAACAGCGCCCCCGCATCAAAGTTCACCCTGTGAACAACTTGGCAGACTACAAGATTGCTCAAGTCATCGAGGGCATCACCCGCCACATTGAGGTGAACTCCAACGCTGATACAGCCTATGACACAGCGTTTGATTACGCAGTTCGGATGGGATGGGGTTACTGGCGTGTGAATTATCGTTATGTGCGTGAGGATTCTTTTGATCAGGAAATCTTCATTGACACCATTGATAACCCATTCACAGTCTATTTCGACCCCAACTCAATCCTCCCTGATGGCTCAGATGCAGAGCGTTGCCTGATCACCACAGTGATGGATAAGAAGGTGTTTAAAGAGTATTACCCAGACGCTGATGATGGGGCAAACTTTCAACAGCGTTCCACAGGCGATGACACAGCCGCTTGGATCACCAAAGAGGACATTCGGGTTGCTGAATTCTTCTACATTGAGCGTGAACGAGCCAAACTCTATTTGTTGAGCGATGGCACTTCAGCCTTTGCCGATTCTGACAGTTTCTTTGCCCGTGTAGAGGCTGCTGGTCTCACAGTCATTGATGAGCGTGATAGCTTCCGCAAGGCCGTGAAGTGGATAAAATGCACCGCATTAGAAGTCTTAGAAGAAAAGACTATGGCGGGTAAATACATTCCCGTTGTGCCTTGCTATGGCGCACAAGTTATTGTGGATGACAAGCGTAAAAAATACGGCTTGGTCAGATTTGCCAAAGACCCACAGCGGATGTACAACTTCTGGCGCACATCCATGACCGAGAGCGTTGCCCTTGCACCCAAAGCCAAGTGGTTGCTTGCCGAGGGTCAAGACGAGGGACATGAGAACGAATGGGCAATGGCTAACATCAAGTCAACCCCTGTTTTGCGCTACAAACAGAAGGACATTGAGGGCGTTCCCGCCCCCGCACCAACCCGACTTCAGCCTGAACCACCTCCAACAGGCATCATGGAGGCGGCTGGCGCTATTTCCGCAGATTTGCAGATGGTTTTGGGCATCCTAGACCCTAATCAATTGCCAAGCGGGAATATCTCAGGCAAGGCATTGATGGGTCAGCAGAACCAAGTTGATCTGTCAAACTTCCACTTCTACGACAACATGACCCGTTCGATTCGTCACACGGGCAAAATCATCTTGGATTTGATCCCCAAAATCTACGACACACAGCGTGTAATGCGGATTATTGGGTCGGATGGTCAGCCTGACATGACCACCATTAATGAAAAAGATGCGGTCGGTGAGGTGTTGAACGATGTGACTGTGGGTGAATATGATGTGGTGATGGACACAGGGCCAGGCTTCCAGAGCCGCAGACAACAAGCCGTTGAAAGCATGATGCCCTTGCTCACAGGCAATGCAGAACTGTTCAACATTGCGGGTGATTTGGTGTTCAGGAACATGGACTTCCCAGGCGCTGATGTGATTGCAGACCGCCTTGCCGCCATGAACCCAATGGCTCAACTTGATGAGAAATCAGACATCCCGCCACAGGCTCAGATGGAATTGGCGCAGTCTAAGCAAATGATTCAACAGCTTCAACAGCAATTGCAAGCCGCTGGTCTTGAAATCAACAATCGGGCGCAAGTGGCGCAGATCAAAGAGGAAGGCGCTAACAAGCGCAAACTCATGGAAGTCACTGCCAAAGCGCACAACACCGAGACAATGGCTGAAGTCAAGGTCAATGATCAAAACACTAGATCGATCACTTCTCAGAACAAGACTGAGATTGATGCCTTGGTCAAAATCTTGTTGGCAAGAATGTCGCCTAACGAGTTGTTGGGTGAGATTGACCGCCTAAATGCTGAACAACAGCAATATGCACAGTTTGCCGCCCAAGACATTAGCCAAGGTGCAAACCCGCTTATCCAATCTGGTGGACAAATGGCACAGTAATTGACAGATAACAAATTAGGGTAAATAATTACTCAAACCTTACCTGTGAGGCTCACAGGGAAAATTCTTAGGGAAACCTATGTCAGAAGTTCAGGAAGCACCACAAGTGCAACCAAAGGTAGCCGCTAATGTGGTTACAAGTGAAAATTTAGCTGAATTTAACGCTAAGAGAATGGGTTTAGCTGATTCAACGCCTAGCGAGGCTGCACCGAGTGCAGAGCCGCCAGAGGTCGATAATGGGCAGAGTGAACCAGTTGAAGCGTCAGAGGAAGCGACAGCAACAGAGGATCGAAAACGAAATCCTAAGTTGGAAATTCGGTTTGAGAAGATAACCAAGCAGCGTGAAGAAGCGAGAGAAGAAGCTCGCAAAGAGCGTGAAGCAAGGGAATCTTTAGAAGCCAAGGTCAGGGAACTTGAAGGCAGAAATCAGCCCCAAAAGGTTGAAGCGTCTGAAGAACCCCGACCAGAGCAGTTCACTGATATGTATGAATATGCGAAAGCATTGACAGACTATAAAGTGGATCAGCGGTTAGCGGAAGAAAAGCAAAAGGAAGCACAGGCTAAAGTAGAGGCTCAAAGGCAACAAGTGATAAACACTTGGGCAAAGCGAGTTGAATCTGCCAAAGCTGAGATGCCTGATTTTGAGGCAATGGTTGGGTCTGCCGATGTTGTTGTGAGCAACGAAGTGCGTGATGCAATCTTTGAATCAGAAGTTGGCCCTCAAGTGCTATATCACTTGGCTGAGAATCCCGAATTGGCTGAAAAACTGCAAGGCATGACAGTCACATCGGCATTGAGAACTATTGGGAAATTGGAGGCTCAGTTTGAAAAAGCAGAGCCTCAGACAAAGACTGTTGTTGGGAAAAGTAAAGCGCCAGCACCGATTAATCCGATAAGGTCTGCGGCTAATGGGCGTGATGTGAATCTAACTTCCGATGGGAAGTTTCATGGTTCTTATCAGGCTTGGAAAGCGGCTAGACTTTCAGGGCGAATCCGCTGACATAAACCCATTCTTTGAAAGTAATACAAAATGAGTAATAATCTTTTGACGATTTCAATGATCACCAATGAAGCATTGATGGTCTTAGAAAATGAATTGACCTTTTCGTCAGAGGTCGACCGCAACTATGATGATCAATTCGCTGTTTCAGGCGCAAAGATTGGTAACACACTCAATGTTCGTAGACCAGGCCGTTTCATCGGCACTACTGGCCCTGCACTGAATGTTGAGGACTTTAACGAGACTTCTGTTCCCGTTACCTTGTCAACTCAGTTCCATGTGGACACACAATTCACCACATCCGATTTAACATTATCTTTGGATATGTTCTCTGATCGTGTATTGAAGCCCGCTGTCGCTGCTGTCGCCAACAAAATTGACTTTGATGGTTTGACAATGGCTAAGAACGCAACTGCCAACATCGTTGGTACTGCTGGTACACCTCCCACATCCTTGCTCACCTACTTGACCGCTGGTGCTTACTTGGATGCTGAAGGCGCACCCCGTGATGGTCGTCGTTCATGTATCGTTGAGCCTTTCACTGGCGCAACCATTGTGGACAGCTTGAAGGGTTTGTTTGTTCCATCCGATGTGATTGGCAAGCAATACCAAAAGGGCATGATGGGCCGTGACTCTGCTGGCATGAACTGGAAAATGGATCAGAACATTGTGAACCAAACTTTTGGTTCATACTCAACTGCTACATTGTCTTGCGCTACCACAACCGCCACTGGCTTCTTGACAACTGGTTGGGCACAAACATCTACCATTGCATTGACTGCTGCAACCGCAACCGCTGGTTTGAAGCAAGGCGATGTGATTCAGATCGCTGGCCTGTACGCTGTTAACCCCCAGAATCGTTCTGCATACGGCTCTGGCAAACTGCGTAACTTTGTTGTGACTGCTGATGTGACTGTTGCCACTTCTGGCACTACTGCCGTGACTGTCAGCCCCGCTGTCATCACTGGTGGTCAGTTCCAAAACACAACTGTGACTTCTACAAGCGCAACCGCTGTTGTGACTCCTTTCAACAACACTGGCACTGTGTCTCCCCAAAACATCGTTATGCACAAAAATGCATTTACGCTGGCTACGGCTGACCTGGAATTGCCAGACGGAGTGGTCTTTGCTGGTCGTGCAAGCGACAAGGAATTGGGCCTTTCTCTCCGTGTGATTAGGCAATATACAATCAACAATGACAGTATTCCAACTCGTGTGGATGTCTTGTATGGTTGGGCCCCTCTGTACCCCGAACTCGCTTGCCGAGTTGCGGCTTAATTAACTAAGGAAGGAAACGCATCATGGCTAATCCAGGCGCAGCAACCACAGTAAGTAACCACCCGATTCAGTTGTCTAGCAACCAAGCAATTCGCTTGATCGGCTCTGCTCAGTCAGTCAACCTTAACGCTGTAGGCGACACAACCGCACCAATCTTGGTGTCTGGTCGTGTTAGCGTGGCTTATGTTTTGGTTACTAACGCAAGCGTCAGCTTGACTACCGCACAAGTGGCTGTTTACACAGCACCTAGCGCTGGTGGTACAGCCGTGTTGTCAGCAACAGCCTTAACTGGTGCTACAACTGCCGCTAAAGTGGTAAACACAGCCGCATCTTCAACAGATGCAATCACAGGCGCAAATCTGTATATTCGTAACACCACTGCACAGGGCGCAGCCGCCACAGCAGATGTGTTCATTTACGGCTATGACCTGACATTCTTGCCATAAAAATGGCTTGAAATAATTGAAAAGGCTGCCCTCAAAAGGGGTGGCTTTTTCTTTTTTAGAACATATAATTTAATGAACTGAAAGGCATTGGTATGTCAAATTACTCACAGATTTCCGCTACCACTTTGGTAAAGAATCAGCCTGGCAAACTTAAAGGCATTTTTTGCACAAGCGCCACTAGCTCACCCACAGTCACTGTGTACGATGCCCAAACCCCTGACACAACTGTCAAAATCATTGACACTTACACAATGTCAGCGGCACAAAACATCAACTTCTTTGATGGCATAAATTGTGAAAACGGCTTGTATGTCGTGATTAGCGGCACTGCAAGCGTAACTGTTTACTTTGAATAATGTCTAACAGCGCGGCTGTCACTCAGACAACCAACATTGTCCCTGTTCAGGGCGTTTTTGCCCCTGAGCCTACCTTTGCCCTCCAATACTTTGTTGGGCCAGCGGGAACGCCTTTCTATGGCCCTGCAAACGCCACCTTTACAAGCATTACGACTGTAACTGGCACGATCACCACAACCCCATCTGCTGATACTGACATTGCCAACAAGGGATATGTGGATTCGGTTGCCCAAGGTCTTGATGTCAAAGCATCGTGCGTTTATTCGACAACGGCAAACATTACCTTGTCGGGTCTTGGCACTCAAGGCGGTGGTGATTGGGCATCAAGTCTAAGTGAGGGTGATCGGGTTTTGGTCAAGAATCAGTCAAGCAGCCAATTCAACGGCATCTATGTGGCCTCTGCGACTGCTTGGTCACGATCAGCCGACATGAATGTTTGGGCTGAAGTCCCATCAGCGTTTACATTTATTGAATCAGGGACAACCCTAGCTGATACGGGATGGGTTTGCACTGCCAATCAGGGCGGCACAATTGATGTGACTCCGATCACTTGGTCACAGTTTTCGGGTGCGGGTTCTTATTTAGCGGGAACAGGGTTAACCCTTACAGGCAACACTTTCAGCATCACCAACACAGGCGTTACAGCCGCTGCTTATGGTTCTGCTTCTCAAGTTGGGACTTTTACTGTCAATGCACAAGGCCAATTAACTTTGGCGGGTAGCACAAACATTGCAATTGCCGCCACTCAAATCACTAGCGGCACGATTGACACTGCCCGTATATCAGGATCATATACAGGCATCACAGGCGTTGGGACACTCACCAATCTGAGTGTGACCAACACGATCACAGGATCAATTTCAGGTAATGCGGCAACTGCAACATCTGCAACAAATCTTGCAAATGGAACTGTTGGTGCAATTCCTTATCAAACTGGCTCTAGCGCAACCGCATTTTTGAGTGCTGGCACAAACGGACAAGTGTTGACCTTGGCATCGGGTATTCCCTCATGGGCAACTCCGACCACAGGAACTGTGACTTCTGTTGCCCAAACCTTTACGGGTGGCATCATTTCTGTTGGCGGCTCACCCATCACAACTTCAGGCACATTGGCTCTGACTGTGGCGGGAACTAGCGGTGGTATTCCTTACTTCACAAGCGCATCGGCATGGGCATCTTCTGCGGCTTTGGCGGCAAATGCTTTGATGGTTGGTGGCGGTGCGGGATTAGCCCCTAGCACGATTACAACAGGCACAGGGGTAGTGACAGCCTTGGGCGTGAATACAGGCTCTAGCGGGGCTTTTGTGGTCAATGGTGGGGCTTTGGGTACACCATCAAGCGGAACAGTTACCAATCTGACAGGAACTGCCTCAATCAACATCAACGGCACTGTTGGCGCAACCACTCCGACAACAGGAAAGTTCACCACAATTGATTTCAGCAGCACTTTGGCGGTATCAGGTGCAACGGGTTCTGCGGGTCAAGTTCTAACTTCTAATGGCTCAAGCGCACCGACTTGGACAACCCCGACCGCCTATGCGACTGTGACCGATGACACCACCACAAATGCGGTGCGTTATCCACTGTTTGCAAATCAGACCACAGGCAACCTGACAACCGAATATGTGAGTTCTACCAAGCTGAACTACAACCCAAGTTCAGGATTGCTCACAGCAACGGGCTTTAGCGGCTCTGGTGCGAGTTTGACAAGCCTCCCTGCGGGTCAACTATCAGGAACGATTCCAAGCGGTGTATTGGGCAATTCAAACCTTTATGTTGGCACGACTTCCATTGCTTTGAATCGGTCAAGTAGCGCACAGTCTTTAACAGGCGTGAACATTGATGGGTCAGCGGGTTCTGCAACGACTGCGGGAACGGCAACAAATGCCACAAATGTGGCAATTACTGATGATACGACCACAGCCTCAGATATGTATATTTCTTGGGTTACTGCTAGTACAGGAAATTTGCCTAACAAGGTATCATCGACTAAACTCAAATTTAATCCATCCACAGGCGTTTTGACCGCAACTGGTGGCGTTCTTGGAGGCACATTCTGATGTGGAAAATACTAGAAATTCAAGCCAATGGCGATCTGATCACAGGCGCTAGGTATTTCTGCGCTAAAAACGGGGTTGACACAGAAGGTTGGTGGCAGTTTGCCGAGCCTGTCTTGAACACTCCATTTGCCGATGTGACCGAGGAAATGGTTATTGGTTGGGTTACAAAAGACATTGGCGCACAAGTTGAGGCAAGGCTTGATGAGCAAGCGGCAGTCACTCAAAAAACTGTGGTTGCCCCTTGGTTGCCCCAAGTCTTTACACCGAGCATCTAAATGGCACAAGCTGGCTTTACCCCCATCCAACTGTACTTTAGCAGTACAACCACCAATGTTCCTTTGGCGGCTAATCTTACCAATGGTGAGTTGGCAATCAACACGGCTGATGGCGTTCTGTTTTACAAAGATTCGGGCGGCACAGTACGCACCTTGGCAAAGGTTAATTCTGCCCCTGTAACGGCAACGGCAGACTACACAGTCACGGCAACCGATGTTTGGGTGATCAACAATAAAACAGGATCAAGTCTGACTGTGACTTTGCCAACGCCAAGCACAAACACGGGGCGAGTTTTGACCATTCAGAACTATCAAGCGCAGACTGTTATTTCAGCGTCTAGCAATGTTGTTTCTCAAGGTGGCGGTGCGGCTGGTACTGCAATTCTTGCCGCTAGTGTTGGTGATTCAGCGGTCTTGGTATCAAATGGAACAAATTGGGTAATGATGCAATATGCTTCTTACAACAATCTGTTGTTAGAGTAAGGAAAAAAAATGGCTGTTAATTTATCCCCTGTTGGTGGCGTAGCTTCACAATTCTTTGACAACGATGGAAATGTTCTGTCGGGTGGCAAGATTTACACCTACACCGCTGGCACTTCCACACCCGCCACAACTTACACAACTTCTGCGGGTTCTATTGCTCATTCCAATCCAATTATTTTGGATTCTGCGGGGCGTGTGCCAGGCGGTGAGATTTGGTTAACTGCAAATATAAACTTCAAGTTTGTTTTAAAAACTAGCGGTGATGTTTTAATTGGCACTTACGACAATGTTGCATCTTCGCCATATACAGATGCGTCTTTGGTAACTTATACACCCGCTGGCGCTAACGCTGTAACAACCACAGTACAAGCTAAATTGCGTGAATCTGTCAGTGTTATGGATTTTGGCGCAAGTCCATCAAATACTTCTGCACAAAATACTACGGCATTTCAAAATGCGCTAAATGCACATGACACCATCTATGTTCCTGATGGAACATATTTGTGCGGTGCGTTAACTTTTAACGCTGGAAATGTTTTGTCGGGTGAATCAAGACAAAACACTATTCTTACTTACACAGGATCAACTAGCTTTATTACGGGCGGTGCTGATCTGAATCGAGTAGGACTAGAAAACATAAGTATCACAGCATCAGGCTCTCCTACTGGGTATGGTGTATTTTTTGACCTAAGTACAGTACGCCAACCAAGATTCGTTAACATTGCTGTTACTGGTTTTAAATCTGCTATTAGGATTGATGATGCACTGAATGGCTGGGTTGAACAGGTCTATCTTGGTGGTCAAGGCCCAAGTGTTGCTAATGGCGTTGGTTTGCAATTTGGTGAAAGCCCATCACAATCAGGCACTACATGGCAAGTAAACAATGTTTATATTGTTAATTTTCAAATTGGCGTTAAAACATGGGCTACTGCGTCCATGTTCAATACTTTAATTATTGAACTTTGCAGTATTGGCTTCTATTCAAGCACTTCATCCACTGTTATTTCACCTTGGTTTGATTCAGTAACAACTGAATTTTCGCTGTTTTTAAACGGCATTTGTATCATTGGCCCAAGATGGTATAACAACACACCGCAAATAAGTGTTGATAGCACAACAACATTATCAAGAACAACTATTATTCCCGCATCAGGCGATGTAAACCCTAGTTTAGCGCCCTCATGGAGACTTGGATATTTTAATATTTGGCGAGATGGCGCATTGCAGCATGACTATCTTATGACGGGTGCATCTGCAAATTACAATTTTTCAATTCGACCAACCACAGATTACACACACGCAATTGAGCGTAAAACTACAGCTTCAAATGGGTATAACTTTACGCTTCAAGCTGGTGGTGTAAAGTCTGGCGAAACAAATACAAATGGCGGAACTTTGTTGTTGTCAGGCGGCATTGCTACTGGTTCTGGCAATTCGTCTGTTGAAATTTACACCGCAACGCCTGGCGCATCAGGCGCAACAGATTTAATTCCAACTCGAAAATGGTTATTTGGTGGTGAAGGTAAGTTTTACCCAAATGCTGATGGAACTTATGATATTGGTAATACAACCAATAGAGTTCAAAGAGTTTATGCAAAACAAGGTTTTGTGGTGACTACTCCAGACGGAACAAAAAACTATTTGATCGCTGTTGACAATTCTGGCGGTTTAACAACAACTCTTATTTAATAAAAATGGCTAATACAAAAATATCTGCATTAACTGGTGCTACCACCCCGTTAGCTGGTACTGAGGTATTGCCTATCGTGCAGAGCAGTACAACAAAAAATGTATCTGTTACTAACTTGACCGCTGGTCGATCTGTGTCTGCAACAAACTTCATTCCATCTGGCTCTACTGTGCCTACAAATGGTTTGTATTTGCCAGCCGCTAACGCAGTTGGTATAGCTACAAATAGCACAAATGCCGTTTACATTAACTCATCACAAGCAGTAATAGTGGGGGCTACAACACCAGATTTGTATAGCCAAAATACAGTCAATGGTTTTTCCATTGTGCCAGGCACTTCAACTGCTATACAAATTGCAAATGATCCCGCTGGTTCAACTGGCAATGCTTGTGTGCTGTTAAATTTTAGAAATACGCCTGTTAGTGGCGCTAAGTTTATTAGATTTTTTTATAACGGCTCATCTGAAGTTGGCTCAATTTCTTTGAACGGCACAACTGGTGTTCTTTACAACATAACATCTGACTACCGCCTTAAAAATAACGCAGTACCAGTTACGGGTGCTAAAGACTTTGTGATGAGTTTACAGCCTAAAACTTGGGATTGGCATGATGGATCAGGCAAAGGCGTTGGCTTTATTGCCCATGAGTTTATGCAAGTTGCTAAATATTCTGGAAATGGCGAAAAGGATGCTGTTGATACTGATGGCAGCCCTGTATATCAAAATATTCAACCATCTTCATCTGAAGTAATGGCAAATTTAGTAGCGTTCATACAAGAACAAGCCGAAACAATCAACGCACTGACCGCCAGAATTGTGGCGTTAGAGGCAAAATAATCTTTATTTTTAAAGCACAACTAAGGAACAATCATGGCACTTCGTAAAATTATTGAAGCTGAAGGCACTGCCACAGTTCAGACTCCTATGGGGCTAATTGAAAATGGCGTTCAACGTGTGTCTTTTTCCGCTTATGTAAAAGTACTTAGCATTAACGGAAATAAGACAGACATCATTGCAACTGTTAACTTCAAAGGCGATGTCCAACAACTTACTAAGCAGTACTTTGTGCCTGTTTCTGTTGCTTCTGGCTCACCAAACTTCATTGCCCAAGTCTATGAGCATTTAAAAACGCTAGAAGAATTCGCTGGCGCTGAAGATTGCTAACTAAAGGATAAGAAATGACGCAGCCAATTGACATTATCACCAGAGCCATGAAAGACATTGGCGCAATTGCCGCTGGTGAAGTGCCAACGGCTGATGAGGCGCAAGATGGTCTGGATATGCTCAACGACATGATCGCCCAATGGTCGAATGAAAACATGATGGTTTTCTACCGATCAGAGATCATTTTCCAAACCACCCAAAACCAAGTTCAGTACACCATTGGCCCAAGCGGTCAAATGGGCGCTACCTTTACAGGCTCAATTGCGGGTAATGTTTTGACAGTCCCCGCTAATGGCGTGACTGCGGGTGGCATCAACATTGGTATGACTTTGAGTGGCACAGGCATTACTGCGGGAACTCGCATTGTGGCGTTCCAAACGGGCGCTGGTGGCAATGTGAATGAGGGTGGCACATACACTGTATCCCCAAGTCAAACAACGGCAAGCACAACGATTACAGCCTACTATGAGCGCCCTCTGACGATTGAATCGGGCTTTGTTCGTGTGGCAACCATGCAAGGTGGCTCAAACATTGCGGGTGGTTACTTAGACTATCCCCTGACAGTGTTTAGCCTTGAAGAATACGAATCCATCGGCATCAAGCAATTGAACGGCCCTTGGGCTAAGGGTATTTACTATCAGCCCTCAGAACTGTTGGGTACGATCTATGTTTACCCCAACCCATCTCAGGGTGAATTGCACTTGTTTACTCAGACAATCTTCAGGGAATTCCAAAACCTGAACGACACCATTCAACTGCCACAGGGCTACAACATGGCTTTGCGGTGGTGCTTGGCTGAAAGACTTATGCCTATGTTTGGCAAAGTTAATCAAGTTCAGATCGGAATGATCAATGCTTATGCTGCACAAGGCAAAGCAACGATCAAACGCACCAATATGCGCCCTGTACAGATTGCACGATACCCTGACAGTCTGATGGTGGGTCGTGCCAAAGATGCGGGCTTCATCATGGATGGAGGCTTCAGATAATGGCAGACTTTGGCTTTGTCGGCACATCCTACACCGCCCCATCGATCTACCAAGACGATCAGGAGTGCATCAATTTCTTTGCTGAGATTGATCCTACTAAGCAGCCTGGTGAAAGAGGCATTGTTGCGCTGTACCCAACGCCAGGTCTATTGCTTCAAACCCAATTAGCCCAAGCTGAAGTTCGTGGGCTTCACACGATGTCGGGAGAAGAAATCCTAATTGCTGTGGCGGGTAACATTGTTTACCAAGTTAACACTTCAATGGTGGCGACTCAGATTGGAACTTTGACAACTTCAACAGGGCAAGTATCCATTTCTGACAACATCACCAATACCGATGGTTTAATTGCTTACATTGTAGATGGCCCAAATCGTTACACATGGGTTGTGGCGACCAATACTTTTACAACGCTTCCTAGCACTGATGGCCCTTGGAAAGGCGCTGATGTGGTGGATGTAATTGATAACTACAACATCTACAATGAGCCAAACACGCAAAATTGGGGTTGTACTGATCTAGGCTCAAGACTATCTACTCAGGCGCTTTACGGCACTTCTGATGGCTCATCAGACTTATTGGTGACGCTGATAGCTGATCGCAGACAAGTTTATTTGTTGGGCGAGACCACCACCGAGGTTTGGACTGATGTGGGCAATGTGATCGCTGGCATCACCACTTTTCCTTTCCAACGAGTGCCTGGCACTTTCAGCCAATCAGGTATTGGCGCACGATTCTCACTCGCTAGATTTGGTGATTCTTTTGTCTGCGTGGCAAAGGACACCCGTGGCGACTCCACCATTGAGATGATGCAAGGCTATGCTTGGGTCAAGATTTCCACTCATGCTGTTGAGCAGTCTTTGTTAAATGAAGTCACAAGTGATGCCTTTGCCTACACTTATCAGATTGAAGGTCATGAAATGTATGTCTGCACTTTCCCGTCTGTGGGTGAGCATGGACTGACATGGGTTTATGATGGATCAACAAAGTCATGGCACAAGTGGCTTTATTGGGACTCAAATAATGCTGTTTACAAGCGCCATCGTTCCAACTGCGGTGCTTACTTCAACAATATGTACATCGTAGGCGATTACGAAAACGGCAAGTTATACAGCGTTGAGAATGAGGTTTACACCGACAATGGTGCAACCATCAGGCGTTTGCGTAGAGCAAAGCATCTGACTACTGACTTACAAAGACAGTATTTTGAAGAATTCCAAATCCAATTTCAGCCTGGCGTTGGTCTGAATACTGGTCAAGGTCAAGACCCTCAAGCCATGTTGAGATGGTCAAACGATGGTGGTTCAACTTGGTCAAACGAGCATTGGGTGACTATTGGCAAGATTGGTAATTATCTGAACCGAGCCATTTGGAGACGTTTGGGATGGGCAAGGGACAGAATCTTTGAAGTGGTGTTGACTGACCCCATCAAAGCAGTCATTGTGTCTGCAAATCTGAAATCAAGCGCAGGGGATAACTAATGGCTACGGCAATCCCAAATGCCAACATTAACATCCCCTATTCAGCGTTTTTGGATGAAACCACGGGTCGCCCATCTCAGGCTTGGTTGCAATGGTTGATGAATCCAAATGTGATTAGTGTTACAACATCAAACACAAACATCAATGGTGGCACGATCAATAATGTGATTATTAACAGTTCCACCATTGGATTGACTACCCCCGCAGCGGGTAAATTCACAGATTTCACTGCCCTCAACGGGGTCAAGGGAGGCACATTTTGAACTTAGCCGATTTGCACAATCAATTAGAAGGCCAATTTCAATGTGATTTAGGCACTGTCCATCACTTTTCTGATGGTCTTTATGCCAAGGAAATGCACATCCCTCAAGGATTTATTGCTGGCACTCATGCCCACTCATTTAGCCACCTAAGTATGTTGGCAAAAGGGCGTGTCAAAGTGACTACAGATGATTACAATTGTGAATATACAGCCCCCGCTTGCATAGAGATCAAGGCGGGTATTCATCACATGATCGAGGCTCTTGAAGATGCTGTGTGGTTTTGTATCCATGCAACTGAAGAAAAAGACCCCGAACAAGTTGATCGAGTTTTGATCGAAAGGAAATAATATGCCATTAGCATGGGCAATTGGAGGTAGCGCCCTCTTAGGATACATGGGGGCTAGTAAGCAAGCTAGTGCCGCAGAGCGTGGCGCACAAATGCAAGCTGATGCGGCTAATCGTGCTGCTGCACTTCAAGAAAAACAATATGCGGATTTAGCACCTTATCGTGAATCAGGTCAATTGGGTTTGAGTAAAATCCAAGAGATGCTTCCTTACTTCACAAGAGAAGTAACGGCAGAGGATTTGCGAAGGATGCCAGGCTTTGAGTTTGGTCTTAATCAAGGAACAGGGGCGGCTGGTCAAGCAATGAATGTTGGTGGCGGTGGTTCTAATGTTGATTTGGCAAGACGCAAGTTTGCAATTGATTACGCTACTAATGTGGGTATGCCTCAATATATTTCTCAAAGAACTGGCATCTACAACACCTTGGCAAACATTGCGGGTATTGGTCAAAAGGCTCAAGAGCAAGGTACAAACATTGCTTCTAACATTGGTCAACTTGGTGTTGGCGGTGCTACGGCTTTGGGTGCGGGACAGATCGGTGCGTCTAATGCAATGTCAAGTGCTTATGGCAATATTGGTAATAATTTAATGTTGTCTCAATTACTTACCCCACAAGGTGGTGGTGGCATAACGCCAGGCGGTGCAACAACAATGAGTCCTGAATTGGCAAATGCTTATTTTGGAACAATTAAAACCTAATTGGATAAGAAATGGCAGATTTCAACATTAAACCAATTGGCACAGAAGTTCGCCCTGTGCAAGGTGCATCCCTTGCGGACATGGTGAATGTTGCCCGTGGCGCACAGCAGTATCAACAGGCTCAACAATTAAATCCTTTGGAACTTCAGCAAAAGCAACAAGCCGTTCGCACAGGCGAAATTGCTTTGGGTGTTGAGGAACAAAAAGATAAAGAGCGCAAAAATTTTCAGACTTTTATGTCAGACCCTACTAATTACATGACTGACAACAAGTTTGATGATCTTAAGTTCAATACTGCCATTCCTCAAATTATGCCTTTGACGGGTATTCCCGCTATCAAAGATTTGACCAGTTTGGCTAAATCTCAAACTGAAGCGTTTACTGCCAAACGCAACATGGATCAGAACACTAGACAGATCATTGCGTCAAGACTTGGATTGTATGGTCGTGCGGGTGTTAAAGACTATAACCTTGTTGAAAGTGAATTAAACAATTTAATTGCTGAAAGTAATAATGATCCTGAAGTTAAAAAATTGGTAAACGAAGCCTATTTACCAATTTTTAAAAAAGTTCCACCTGAAGGTTTGCCTGACGCATTGATTAAATCAGGTCAAAGTTTGTGGTCGCCTAAAGAGCAACAATCTACACTTGCCCCCACCATTCAAACAACAGAGGGTGGCAGAACTGTCACAACTCAACCCTCTATTGGCGCAGCGCCTCCATCTGCCACTGTTGGGCTTGCGGGCCAAACCGATCCTTATGAATACAAAGATACTGGCGCTAAAGACCCAATATCTAATCAACCAATTTATGAAGTTCGAGACAAACTATCTGGTCGTGTAGTTGGTCAGCTTATTAAAGCGCCAGAGCCACAAAAACAACCCGCAGGATTTGCAACAGCGCCCACCATTCCCGCTGGTGAATCTGAAGAAACTGGTAAAACATATCAAGCGCAAATTAATGTTGCCCGTGAAGGTGTTGTGCCATCTAAGACTGCTGTTAACAACATTGATACCATTCTTAAGTTCTTGCCTTTGGCAACTACTGGTAAAGCATCAGAAGCATTTGCTGGTTTGCAATCTATTGTTGGTAATGTGGCGGGAAGTAAGCCAGAAGAATTGGCTGCTGCCGCCCGTGATGTTATTGAGAAAAACATTGCTGACTTGGCGGCTCAGAAAAATGCCGCTTTGGGTGGTAAGTTTGCGGCAAGTCTTGAATCGGCTCAATCATCTTTGGCAAGTGCGGGTAAAAACCCAACAGCCATTATTAAATCAATGGAACAGTTGCGCCCTTTGATGCAACACACTTACAACTATTCAGTTGGTTTAGATCGTGCTGTTCAGAAAAGTCCTGAAAAGCAATTTGTTAAGCCAAAATTTGATGCCGCCATGAATGATGCTTTTGATTTAAAAGCCCTCATGTTGAAAAACGCTTACGATATTGGCGGTCAAAAAGGCTTGGATAAATTCAAAAAAGACAATAACATTAACCTTGTTGAGCAACAGAAGTTGCTTGATAAGTTAGAGCGTTATGGTGCTTTGGTTAATGGGGAACTCTGATGGCTGATGAATTTGACCTTGGTGGTTTAAGAAGCGCCCTTGGATTGCCAAAGGCAAAAACATCGGACAACCAACCTTTTAAAGTAGAAATCCGTGGCACTAGCGTTAGCAAAGACGATGAAGCCCGTAGAAAAGCTGAATCTCTTAAAATTCTGCAAGATGAATTAGAAAAAGAACAAAAGTTAGCCGCTAAAGGTAATACAGTTTCCGCTAGAAATGTAGAAGCATTAAATCGTGAAATTGCCCGTAATACTGGTCAACCAGTTGCACAGCCATCTGCACAGCCAACAGAAGCGTCAGCAGACTCATTTGATATATCTGGGTTAAAGACCGCTTTAACGGGCGTTGCTACACCTGATCAACAACCATCTGCGACACCTACAGCGCCACCCGCAAAAAGGATGTTTCAACCAAAGACGGAATTTGAAAAGCGTTTGATGGAAGGTGTTGAGAACTTGCCAGGCTCAAAAGAACTTGGTGCATTTGGCAATGTGGCTGCGGGTACGATTTCCCAATCTGTTGGCGCTGTTCAACAATTGGTTGGCAAATATTTCCCTTTCTTGTCTGATGAACAACGAAACGCCATCGTTCAAAACGCCACTCAAAATGTAAAACAAACTCAAGAAGCCATTAAGCCTTTACAAGAAGAATTCCCTAAAACGGCTTTGGCGGGTGAGGTAACTGGTTTCATTGCTAATCCAGTTAATAAGCTAGTGCCTGGCTTTGGTGGCCCTGCACAAACTCTAACTGGCGCAGTTCTAAAAGGTGCGGGTCAAGGCGCTATTGCGAATGTTTTGACTACTCCTGTAACAAGTGAAGATCAACCATTCTTTAGCCAAAAACTAAACCAAGCCTTAACTGGTGGGGCTTTTGGCGGTGGATTTAGTGCTGGCGTTCATTTGTTTGGTAACGCATTAGGTAAGAGTTATGATGCTGTTAAAAAGCAATTTGGTGGTTCTGTTCCTGCAAATGAGTTGGACAATGCCGCAACCAAAATCATTGCCGAATCAGGAATTGATGTTACAAAAGTTCCACAGTCATTCTTTACGTCATTAAAAGACCAAGCCAAAACTGCTTTGCAAACTGGTGATGTAAAAGCCTTTAAGCAATTTGCACAAAATTATTCAGAAGCAAATAGTTTAAAAGTGCCTGTCCCTATGTTGAGAGGACAATTGACCCGTGATCCAATGCAATATGCCGTTGAGCAAAATTTGCGCGGGATGCAAAATGTTGGTGAACCAATCCAAGCAGTTTTGCAAAAACAAAACCAAGCCTTAATTCAAAACTTGGATGAATTTGGGGCTAAATTAGGTCAAGATGTGACAAACAGTGGATTTACACTTAGAAATGCTTTGCAAGCCACAGATAAGGTTGAGGCACAAAAAGTCCGTGATGCGTACACCGCATTTAAAAACTCTACTGGCAAAGACATTACTGTGCCTTTACAAGGCTTGTCTCAAGATTACGCAAGAATTGTCAAAGATTTTGGTCGTTCTACTATTCCTGAAGGCGTAAGAAACAATCTTGAATCTTTGGGATTGATGAAAGGCAAGCAACTTAAATTGACAACAATTGAAGATGCTGAAGCCTTAATTAAAAACATCAACCAAAATTACGATAAAACAAAGCCAGTTCAAGTTAACGCTTTGGATGAATTGCGTAGGTCTGTCGAAAACTCTATTCGTGAGGCTGGCGCTAATTTGCCAGGCCAAGCGGGTGCTGTTGCCCGTGAAGCTAGAAAAGCCGCCTCAGATCGATTTGCAACCATTGAAAAAATCCCTGCGTTAAAGGATGCAATTAACGGCAAAGAGCCTGACAAGTTTGTTCAGAATCACATTTTGCAAGGCAATGTATCTGAAATTGACAAAATGACAAAGTATTTGCAAGCCAACAACCCAGAGGCTTTGGCGCAAATTCAAAACGATGTGATGCGATTTATTAAAAATCGTGTGACAAACAATGTAAGTGATGAAAATGCCAAGTTTAGTCAGGCTCAGTTAAAAAAGTTTTTAAGTGATGAAACTGGTCAAAAGTTAAGCAAATTCTTATCGGCAGAGCAAATGAATGGTATGCGTCAACTTAATCGAGTGGCTGAAAACGCTTTGATTGAGCCTGTATCGTCTGCGGTAAACAAATCAAACACTGCCTCTGCTGCGGCTAACTTGGTGCAAGGCACAGTCAAATCGGGTGCTGTCAATGAATTGTTGACAAACATTGCATCGATTAAGTTCCCAGGCGTGGCTTGGGGTGCAAATTATTTGCGTGATGTAAACCAACAAGCTAGATCAGCAGAGTTAATTCAACAAGCTGTTAACCCTGCCGCCCCTAAACCAACACAGATTAAGACCATGATCAAGCCTGGTGTTGCGGGTGCTGGCGCTGGTCAAGGTTTGATTGAACAAAGAAACATTGAGTTTGAGAAAGAGCGTCAATAATGTCTGATATTGATTTGGTCAAATATGGCGTTTTGTGGCAAAAGGTTGAATCTATGGAAGCCAAGATCGACAAGATGGAAAGCCAATTAGAAACCCTAATTGATTTAGCCAACAAAGGTCGTGGTGGCTTTTGGATGGGCATGGCTATTGTGTCTGGCGTTTCCTCAGTCTTTGGATATATCAGTCATTATTGGTCAAAATGAAATGGCTTTTTGTTGGGTTGCTGACAGCGTGTTTGTTAGCGGCATCCCAACAAAGATGTGTAGTTGCAGACTTTTATGGCCTCAGTTGGCTTGGCAATCCAACAGAGAGACACCAAAGGCTTTCTGAGTGGCTGACCACCAATGGCAGTTCATGTTCCACAGATCAATTGCTGGCGATCTGGAACAACCTTGCTATGTGGGCGGGGACTGCTGACAGCAGTGAATTGAGAAGCAAAGTTCTTTACTACTATGCAAGGGCGGTGGAGAGGGAAAAGAAATGATTGAAACCATCAGACTATTTCCGACAGTGCAAGCGTCAGGTTATCCAGACAAGCACGACCTTGCCCAAGCCAAACTAGAAAAACAACACGAAGTCAATAAAACTGTTGAAGTTGCCAAACAAAAGCAATCAGAATTGCAAGACGTAGGGTTTGAGATTTACTGCAAAAAGGTAGTTCAAGAGCGCCTCCGCATGGAGATATTTCAGAATCGTAAACTGGATATTTATGTATGACCGACAACCCTACATCCAACACCAAAGAGAAGCTGACGCTGTATGTGACCTTGATGGTCAGCACAACCTTGTGCATCTCTGTTTTGGCTATGGTGACAGCCTTTCTCCTTGGTTTGTGGGCCAAGGAAGTGGACAACGCAGAAATATTCAAAATGATTTCACCCGCTTTTTCTACTCTTATCGGAGGCATGATTGGCTTCCTGAGTGGTATCAAACTAATGCAGAATGAGGATGACAAAAAATGATGGGACTAGACGCACTTTTAAATGTCGGTGGTAAGCTGATTGACAAGCTGATCCCCGACCCTGAAGCCAAGGCCAAGGCTCAGTTTGAGTTGGCAAAGATGGCTCAAGATGGTGAATTAGCAAAAATGGCTAACGAAACCAAGCTGTTTGAGGTTGAGCAAGAGAACGTCACCAGACGGGCTGAAGCGGATATGGCTAGTGACTCTTGGCTGTCCAAAAATATACGCCCTATGACCCTTGTATTCCTTTTGGTGGCCTATTCGGGTTTTGCTATTGCATCAATCTTTGATCTTGAAACCCGTGGGGCTTATGTTGAGTTGCTAGGCCAGTGGGGGATGCTGGTGATGTCGTTCTACTTTGGTGGCAGAACAATGGAAAAAATTGCTGATCGGATTAAAAAATGAATCTTTCACCACATTTCACTTTAGATGAACTAACGCACACAGACCATCGTGAATTAAACAACAGCCCCACACAAGATGAAATTAGCAATTTACAAAGATTGGCAAACTTCCTTGAGGAAGTTAAAACAGTATTGGGCGGCAAACCCATCATGGTCAATTCTGCTTTTCGTTCAAAACAAGTCAATGACGCTGTGGGCAGTAAAGACACTTCTCAGCATCGGATCGGCTGTGCTGCTGATATTCGTGTACCCACTATGACCCCCGACCAAGTGGTCAGAGCCATTATTGCTTCAGGCATTGGCTACGACCAGATCATCAGGGAGTTTTCAGACCCCGTTAAGGGTGGTGGTTGGACACACATTAGCGTTCCAAACATTGATGGCGCTGAACCCCGCAAACAAGCCTTGATCATTGACAAACAAGGCACTAGGGTTTTTACTTAATTTGATATTGGCGTAAGTATTGGCCTGTTGTTCTCATAATCCAACAAGTCTGACAAATCCACTTATGCCCCATATCAACTCCGCCCTCTGGTGGTTTGGTTTCATCACATTTATTACAAGTTCGTAATCTGTGAACTGGCTGATTGCCATTCAAACCGAGTATGTACATTGCCATTCTCTTTCGCTTCTGCCTGAGTTTGATTTGACTGTGTTGCCTGTCAATTCAATCAAGCCAATTATTTTCATTTCGTTGAGCCGCCTAGCAACTTGATTTCCATCAAGCCCTGTGTGTGTGGCAATCCCATCTTTTCCAAGTGGGCCAAAAAACTGTAAACACTCCAAAATAACTTGGTGATGTTGTGGGGCAACTTCCTTGATGGAATCTGCTGCCTGAAACGATGTTAGGGGATCATTTGCCCTGACTCTTGGGAATTCGGGCATGGCGAAAATCTTTTTAAATGCGTCTTTATAGTCCATGATATTTCCTAAATAGGTGGGGGTACTCGCTGCACTGTGTCGTCCGCAAGCTAAATTGCCACAGCATCCGCTTTCCCCCCGTTAATTAAAAATCAATGTCATCGTCCTTTGGCAAGCCTTTGTAATCTTCTTTAGGCTTGAGAGTGTTCAGATATGCCCAGCCGTTCCAACCGCCCTCTGGCAGTGGAATGCTGTCCAACTTTAGCATCGGGCCGTTCTTGGTCTCAATGACTGAGCCGATGTTTTGATAGCGTGATTTTTCCACACCATCCTTATTTTTGTATTTACCTGAAACAATGGTAATTTCGTAGAGTTTAGACATTCTTAACTTTCATTAGTTTATTAATTTTGTCATCCAGTTCAGCAAGGAATTGGATAATTTCAGCTTCTATTAGTCTGATAAACACAGTGTCCCGTGGAACACGTTTCACAAACAATTGAAGTTCCTCTGGCAGACGATTGTCAAAGCTGACAAAATCACACCACTGTCGCCCTGTGCAAGCCATTTGAAACTGCATCTGGGTGTTGTACTTGCCTGGCACTGATTGGGACAGCAAAGTCTCAATGTGCGTGGCTGTGTTGGGGCATTTGATTTCAATCAAACCATCCTCACCCACCATGCCATCAGGAGAAGCGCCAGCCATCTCGATTGTGGGATGGGGTACAAACCCCACTTCATCAACCAAAACATCCTTGAGCGCCTCATAAGCGGCTCTGGCATACGCCTCAGTATCAATTCCATGCTGAATGGCAGCGTTTGTGAAACTCTCACCCTTTTGACCCGTCAGGCGTTCGCACACCAACTGAGCCATGTAATTGTCACGGCTGGCGCTATAACCTGTCTTGGTCTTGGCGATCACATCTGCCACACGGGAAGCGGTGACTTTGCCAATACGAATGGTGAACCATTCCTCTGTGCCTTGATCCATCATTTCTATCATTTCTTCATACTCCTTACAAAAGCGGAAAAACTAGCGGCTGTGTCGCCAAAGGGCATCTTGTCAAACTCTTTGGCTACTTCTTCTAAGACCTGATTGCGCTGTGAGACAGACACAAACACATCGTAGTGGTAGGGCTGACCCGTACGCATCAGGGCTTCATGCTCAATGCGGTCAAATTCGTCATCCTCATCTGTTTTCATAATTTGGCCTTTGCTTTGTCTTTGGCTGCAATAACTTTTATCTGCCAACCCTTGTCGCCATCACAAGCAGAATATGCGATCTTGTAAGCCAACTTCAATTCGTCTTGAGTGGTGGCTTGCTCAATTGCTTTGAATAAGTCTGTCATGGTGTCAGGCTCAATTGTGGATTCAGGCTCTATGAAAGACGGAAGATCATCCCCGTTGTAGATGTATAAACCGAGGCCATGCAAGCTAAGTGCCTTGGTCATGCAACGCATGATGGCGGTGTTCACTTGAAAAGCATCAGGGTTCACGATGGCTTTGTTGCGGTGATCCATCACGGGAAGCTGGCAAGTCATTGGCTTGTCAAACATGGTGACTGTGACCCACACCATTGCTGTGCCGTTAATGTCCATGAAGCACTTGTCACCAAACATCTCAACCTTGAACGAGGCTTTGGGATCTGCCTTGAGTGCTTCAGCCCATGCCCAAGCCCATGACAGATAAGTCAGATTGGCTTTCTTCTCAGTGTGTTCGTTGACATTTAAAGTCAGTAAATTAGCGATTGACATGATGAATCCTTAAAATTGATATTTAGGGCCACAAGTAACTTCCACAATTGTTTCAACTGTGTATCCACCGATCTTGCGTTTTGCGTACAAGGGAATAGCACGAAGCCCTGATGATTCGCACTGGCGTACAGCATCGATCACTTCATTGCGACCCATTGGCTGAACTTGCTTGTCAACGATTAGGTCTTGGTTGGGAGGCGTTGGCACAGAGCCTGGCATCATTGAGCATCCAGTTGTGATGATGCCGAGTGTGCATAAAAGGGTGAATGTAAACATTTTCATGATTCGTCTTTCAAATAAGTTGTGAGGCGTTTGATTCGGTCGGAGTGATAGTCAGCCATGCGTTTTGCGTATTCTTGGGAAGTAAGGGCATCCAAGAGTTTGCGTTGTGCTTCTGCAAGTTCCTTGGCAGCCAGTTCTTTGGGTGATGGCAAACGGAAATAATCTTTGAGTTGGTCAATCATGATTAGCCCCTCCATGCGAGCATTACGCCCCAACCACCAAAAATGATGATCGCCAATGTCCATTCGACAATTGTTTGAATAATCTTAGATTTCATTTTGTTCTTTCAGCATACGAGCGTGGTGAATCTTGACTTCAGACATGATGTGGTCTGATTCGGATTTGGGCAGATCGTAAGTAATGTCATCACCCTTTTGGTCATAGACAAATACATCGTAAATTTCTGCACAGTCTGGTTCGTGGGGGTAATTGTTTTCAGGTGGGTAGTAGTCATACCCAACTGTGACTTTCTCAAGCGCTTCGCCATCGTCATAAGTGACGAATTCTTCAAAGTGGTATCGGAGTTTGTAGTCAATCATGGTCAGTCCTCATTAACCTTTGAACATTTGACAATGGCATCCTTGTTTCACCATGAGCGAAACAAAGCCAAGGGCTTTTGTAATGGAAGTGAATTCCATGCGTGACCAGTTGTTTTGAGTGTGAGTTCGATTAAATTCAACAATGTAGATTTGTTTCATACTTTCTCCTAAATAGACCCTTGGCGAAGTGCTTGGGCTTAAATGAATTATCATCGATAAACAGTCAAAGTCAACAACTTGTTTAAAATAAATTCACAAAATGTTGACTTGTAGCCATTTGTTGCTAAGATGCAACTATGACTACAAACCAACAACTTCAATCTGACAAAGATTTAATTGCCAAACATGGTGGCCCATCTGCGCTTGCAAAAAAACTAGGTTTTGCCTCTAAGCAGAGGGTTCACAACTGGATGACAAGAGGCATCCCGCCAGCAATCAAATTGGCTTACCCTAAACTGTTTTTAAGAAATGTTGTAAAAAAATGACACCAACTTGCCGTTTATGCAATAAAGAAATAATTGGTCGGTATCACAGCGCAAAGCATTGCTGGGTATGTACAGATTCACATGGGATTGTTAATGGTGCTAGAAAAGCAATTTCAGAAGTAGCAAAAGCAGTAAGAAAAGGAATTCTTCCATCAGTAAAAACTTTGACTTGCGTTGATTGTGGAAGACCTGGTGAGTGCTATGACCATAGAGATTACAACAAGCCTTTGGATGTTGTTCCTGTATGCCGTAAATGCAACTTTCGCAGGGGTTCAGCTATTCCTGTAAAAAAAGATGTTGCTTCAGAAATGAATGTTGGGTTAAGATAAATGGAACACTTGGCGGTGTTAATGTAGTAGGGTTACACATGAAGTCTGCTGGTTACTACGCCAGTCCGCCAACATCCGCAAGGGTGAGACTTCAGGTGTAGCCCTTTTTTTTGGGCTTTTTATGAGAATTAAAAACTGGACAAAGTTTCAGCATTTCAAGGACAGGCGGCCTCCTTGGGTAAAGCTGTATCGTGACATTCTTGATGACCTTGAATGGCATGAATTAGACCCGTTGGCTGCCAAAGTGTTGGTCATGCTCTGGTTGATTGCCAGTGAGAATGATGGGTGCATCCCTGACAACAAAACACTTGCTTTTCGTCTTAGATTGACGGAAATTAAAACTAAAGAAATCGTTTCCAAGCTGTCTCACTGGTTGGAACAAGATGATATTAATGTGATATCAAGTGGATATCAACTTGATAGTACAGAGACAGAGACAGAGACAGAGGTAGAGAAAGAGAAAGAGAAAGAGACAAAGGCAAAAGCGCCTGAAGGCGTTTCACCAGAAGTCTGGGATTCTTTTGTTAAACAAAGAAAAGCAAGCAGGGCAGTCATTACGACCACTGTTATCAAATCAATTCAAAAAGAAGCTGACAAAGCGGGTTGGACACTTGAACAAGCATTGGCTGAATGTGCCGCCCGTGGGTGGCGTGGATTTAAAGCCGATTGGGTTGCAGACAAAAACTTAACCAAAACTGGTCAACGAAATGCTGCTGTTTTGTCGGGGCTAACCCGTGGCTTACTTGGAGGACAGAGCAATGTCAAATTACTTGGAAACTGATTTTTGTGAAACAGAACAAGGTTTGGATTACATATTTGGGCGCATGAGTGCAATTTATGGTGCGGCTTTTCTTAGGCATTGGGAAGGTGTTGATCACAACCTAGTTCGTCAGGAATGGGCAAATCAACTTGGACGATTCTTGACATACCGCCCAAGCATGGACTTTGCCATTTCAAAGCTAAATGAGGAGTTTGTGCCGAGTGCAATTAAATTTAGAAATCTTTGCAATCAAGGCCCTGACATTCCTGTTAAGCCAGTTCAAATGATTGAACGAAAAATGACCATCCATGAGCAAATTGAAAGCGACAGGATTAGAACTGAGGCTTTGGCTAAGTTAGCTGAAATGAAAAAACAATATGGGGGCAAAGCATGAAAGATTTTAAATTTTCAGGTGAAATGATTGGCAATAATTTTAATTCTCATGTAAGAGAACAATTGCCTTTTTACGAAATGTTAACCAATGCTGTGACCATGATTGTCAGAAACTATTTGCCTGAAAATGGCTTGGTTTATGACATAGGCGCATCAACTGGCAATATCACCGCAAATATTAAAGATTTTGCAATTTCAAGAAATGCAAAAGTTGAATCAATTGAACGCAGTGAAGAAATGTCAAAAACATGGAATGGCTATGGTGTTATCCACACTGCTAATGCAAAAGATTTTGATTACCAAAAATTTGATGTTTGCATTTGTTTTTTGGTTTTAATGTTTTTATCAATAGAAGAAAGAAAAGAACTTTTAATTAAATTGAAAAGCCAATTAAAACAAGGTGGAATCATCATTATTGTTGACAAATTGCTTGTTGATGGTGGTTACTTTGGCACTGTCATGCGTAGATTGACATTGGATTGGAAACTTAAAAATGGCGCTACTCCTGAACAAATCATTACTAAAGAATTGAGTTTGAGTGGCGTTCAAAGACCTATGACAGAACAAGAACTAACTGGAGGGCGTGAGTTCTTTAAGTTTGGTGAGTTTGTTGGTTGGGTAATTGAAGGATGAGATATTTAAGCCTTTTTAGTGGGATTGAGGCTGTTTCTGTTGCATGGGAAAAGCAAGGCTTTGAATGTGCGGCTGTTGCAGAAATATTGCCTTATCAATCTTCAGTTTTAAAACACCATTTTCCAAACACTAAAAATCTTGGTGATGTAACAAAAATCACCGCTGAAGATTTAATTGCATTGGGAAAAATTGACATTGTTGTTTTTGGTTCGCCATGTCAAGACATGAGCATTGCTGGCAAACGACAAGGATTAAATGCAGTCAAGGAAGATGAAAACCATTCTTCACGGCTGTTTTTTGAAGGCGTAAGAATTTTTAGACTTGCCCAAAAACATTGTGGTGCAAGATTCATGCTTTGGGAAAATGTGGTTGGTGCTCTATCCAGCCAAGAAGGGAGAGATTTTGGAACAGTTCTTGAAACATTGGTTGGGGTCAAATTCGGTGACAGTGGACTTGTTTGGGGAAACGAGGGTTTTGTTTGTGGACGAGATAGCGTGTGCGAATGGTCAGTGTTGGACTCGCAATGGTTCGGAGTCCCGCAACGGAGGCGAAGAATCTTTGCTCTCCTCGATACTGGAGAATGGCGAAATAGAAAACCGATACTTCTTGAAGCCGAGCACTTGCGAAAAGTTACTAAAACGAATGGAAGTCAAAAACAAAGAAATTCCTTTGAAATTGAAGATAGCACTTCAGGCGGTAGCATCTACGACATCCACATGATGGATTTTCGGATACAAGAAACCAAAGTTGCCCCCACTGTTGCTGGTCGATGGGGTACTGGTGGAAATAATGTTCCTTTAACAATTCAAACATTTGATCGCCAAGGAATAAACCAATGGGGTGAAAACTCTGTAGCTTCCACCATCAGCGCAAGAGATTGGAAATCTGCAACAGATTTAGTGACTTATTCAATTGCTGAGAATGTGATTGATCGTGAGCATGGAAATGGCGCAAGAGGAATAGGCGTTAAAGAAGAACAATCATTTACCTTAAACGCCACAGGAATTCATGCCGTTTCTTATGGACATAAGGTTAGGCGCTTGACCCCTGTTGAATGTGAAAGGCTACAAGGATTTCCAGATAATTGGACAAATGTGGGAAATCCATCTGTTGCCAAACGCTACAACGCATTAGGTCGATCAATGGCTGTTCCAGTAATGGCATGGATTGGAAAAAAAATTAAAGAATCTTATGACACACCATGAAGCAACAGCCATCCTTAATCGGGTCAGAGAAGGACAACAATTTAGCGAATTTGTCATCACAAGGGCGCTTGAACTTACAGGAGACTATGAGACACACCGAAGCAACCGAGTGGATCAGACGCTATCGCAAAAAGATGATGGAGGAGGGCAAGGGCGAGGCTCAATATTGGTGGCAACAAACCCTAGCGGACATTGCCAAGAAGCGAGGCCAAGCGGCTGCTGACGATTTGAAACAACGCATGAACACACAGAAAGACAAGAAATGATGCAAATCACATTTGCGGTGTATGGCGAACCTGTACCAAAGGGCAGACCGAGGTTTTCCAGAAGGGGAAAATTTCCCGTTGCCTACACCCCTGAAAAGACAAAGAACTACGAATCCGAGGTGGCGATGATGGCAAAGGCGGCAATGGGCGCAACAGAGCCGCTAGAAGGGGCATTGGAGGCGTTTATTTATGTCACCTTTCCTGTTCCCGCCTCATACTCAAAAAAACGCACTGAGGCTTGTTTAAGCGATTCTGAGAAACACACAAAACGCCCCGATTTGGATAACGTAATCAAGTCTGTGATTGATGGCATGGACAAAATCGTGTTTTTAAACGACTCGCAGATCACATCCATCCACAGCACCAAGGTTTATGGTGAGGTTGGCAAGGTTGAAGTTTTAGTGAGGGAAGCATGATCATCACACTACACAACAGCCAACAGGCGCACACAGTCCTGAAAGACCTATGGCCGAAGATTAAACAAACCTTACAAGCGGGTAAGCAGTTGCGTTTGGAAGTCAAGAAATGCACCCGAAGCACAGACCAGAACGCCATGTTTCACAGCCTGATTGACATCGTTGCCAAGCAAATGAAAGGCGCTGGCAGTGCATGGTCATCAGACGATTGGAAAAGGCTTTTAATTGACCAATGGGCGCATGAGACAGGGCGTAAGGTGGGCAAGGTCGCCCCAAGCCTAGACGGGGAA